CACAAAAGACCCGTGATGCCACTGGCAAATTTGCCAAGAACGAGCCAACGGAAGTTGAGCAAAATTTAGAAGAAGTGCCGCAAGTCAAGGCTAGCCCTAAGTCACTTAAAAAAGAATTAGCCGATAAACATTGGGCTACGCTAGACCCTGAACTACAAGACGCTTTATTGCAGCGTGACAGTGATTACGAAAAGGGTATTGAAGGCTACAGAACAGCCGCAGAACGCGGTAACGCCTTCGAGAAGGTCATCAGCCCTTACATGGCAACGATTAACCAGTTTGGCGTACCACCAGAACAAGCCGCTGCTGAGTTGTTCAAGTCTGACCATACATTACGTTATGGCAGTCCACAACAAAAAATGGCGATGATGGCGCAAATATTCAGGGATTACGGCATCAACCCACAAGAGACATTCAACTATTTACAGAACGGCGCACCACGGATAGACCCAGCGATTGCGCCATATGTGCAGGAATTGCAGGCGCTTAAACAGAAACAGGAAGTCTATGAGCGTCAGCAACAAGACCGTGAAAGTCAAGCACTCAACAGTGAGATTGAACGGGCAAAAGTAGGTAAACCCCATTTCGATGCAGTACGTGAGGACATGGCGGAGCTTCTCCAAGCAGGCCGTGCAACTGACCTTGACGAGGCATACGATAAAGCAATATGGTCTAGACCTGATTTACGCGCCACGCTACTTCAACAAGAGCGGGATAAGGCAGCTGAATCAGTCAAATCGAAGGTACAGGCACAACGCTCACAAGCGGCTGCTGTATCGGTCAACGGCTCAAGCCCTGTGTCAAGTTCGGCACAACCAGACGATTTACGCGGAGTTATTGCCGCACAGTTCTAAATATGCTTCAGATATTCTGTGCTTCTTCTTCAAGTTTTCACTTGCGGTTAAGTATTGCAAGTTGTATGCAACGTGTAATCCCGTTACTGGGCGACCATCGATTAAACCTCTCAGGGGAATAATATGGTCTACGTGATAGCCTTTAGGGCATCCAGCATAAACTTTAAGAATGTCATTTAAATCAACCCATTTAGGCGTTTTATCTTTAACGTCTTTACGGCGATAGTATTTCTTGGCAGGGCATAGTGGGTCTTTATCCCATCTTTCTCTGCGCTTAGCATTAAGAGAATCTTTATTGATATCATAAAAAACCTTCTTTTTGTTGGCGATATCAGCTCTGTATTCTGCATCATTTTTGTAACGTTCTCTTCGCCAGTTATTTTGACGTTCTGAATACTTACTAAAATATTTTGATTGCCTGCTTTTTAAATCAATCAAAGTGCATGGCTTACATTTATGGGAAACGGTTTCACCTTTCTTATAATATTCGGAGCGTAGTTTCTCAACCTTGCAAACAGGGCATTCTTTGCTAATAAATGGGCTTCTCATACAGATATTGTAACATATACCTAAAGGAATTAAATAATGGCAAGTTTCCCAAATCTTACCGATGTGGTCAGCACGACAATTCAAAGTCGTTCAGGCAAGCTCGCTGATAACACTTTAAAACAAAATGCATTGCTTTCACGCTTGCAAAAACGTGGCAATGTTAAACCGTTCAGCGGTGGTAACGTCATCATGCAAGAATTGATGTACAACGACCCTAACACACAAAATGCAGGCTCTTACAGTGGTTATGACGTGATTGATATCACACCTAATAGCCCAATCACATCAGCCCAGTTCGACATTAAGCAATATGCCGCTGCCGTTTCAATCAGTGGCTTAGAGCAATTGCAGAACTCAGGCAAAGAAGCCATTATTGATTTACTAGAGGCGCGTGTACAGGTTGCTGAGAAGCAAATGATGAACACATTGTCTACTGGTATCTACGGTGATGGTACAGGTAACAGTGGTAAGAACTTGACAGGCTTACAAGCGGCTATTTCAGATACCCCTGCAACTGGTACTTATGGCGGTATCAACCGTGCAAACTGGTCATTCTGGCGTAACGTAGCATTCTCATCAGCAACCGATGGCGGTGCAGCGGCAACATCAGCAAACATTCAGTCTTACATGAACCGTGTGGCCTTACAATTGGTGCGTGGTAATGATTCAGCGGATATCGCAGTGGCAGATACTAACTACTACCGTTTATTCCTAGAATCCATGCAGTCTATCCAACGTGTAGCATCAGAGGACATGGCGGCTTTAGGCTTTACCGCATTGAAATACTACGGCGCTGGTAATGCAATGGATGTGGTATTGGATGGCGGTATCGGCGGTGCTATCGGTGCAAACCGTATGTATATGCTGAATACTAATTACATCTTCTTACGCCCACACAAAGAACGTAATATGGTTCCAATCGGCGGTGACCGCATGTCTGTAAATCAGGACGCAGTGGTTAAGCTTATTGGTTGGGCAGGTAACCTCACTAGCTCTGGCATACAGTTCAGCGGGATTTTGAAGGCCTAATCCATTAAACAATTTAAGGAGTATTAATTATGGCAACACCATTCACCGACACACCGAAACTAGGTGTGGATTTAGTAGGCTTTATTCCTACGGCTGACCTAACATCAGGCGCACAACGACCAGCAGCTAAGTTAGGTTCAGAAGTGCTAGGCTCAGACGGCAAGCTTTATGTTTACGGGCAAGCCAATGCGTCAATCTCAGCATCAACAGCGGTTTGTACCGTCAATGCTACGACTTTCTTAGTCACAGCATCTGGCGGCGCATACCTTTCACCAGCATTCGCGCTAGCAAGCGGAGACCAAGCTTGGTTTGGTAAAGCTTCAGTTTAATTAAGGGGCTATTATGGCACTTCCAACCCGTTTGATGGGTTCAGGGCTACCATCGCAGGCAGCGGTTAATGTATGCGGCGATGTAACCACAGCAATCACGGCAGCAGGTACGACCAATGCTGACGCGACTGCACTGAACTCAGTAATCAACAATGTCACAACTACCGCATCAGGCACAGGGGTAAAGTTATTCACCGCTGAGACAGGTGCGCAGGTTGTGGTTTCTAATCAAGGCGCGAATGCTTTGTTAGTCTATCCAGCCGCATCAGGGCAAATCAACGCATTAACAGCAACTACCGGCGGTTTCTCAGTCGGTGCTGGTAAAACGGTGATTCTGTTCGGTGTATCTGGTACTAATTGGGTAACAAACTTAAGCGCATAACCTTTTCCCCTATCTAGCTCGCGCGAGTGAAAGCCATTGTCCGATGGTTGATAGGGGTTCTCTTCGGACTATTAAAGGACACTATCATGCAACTAGAAACCGTACGTTTTTACCAAGACAAAAACCAGTTAGGCTTTGCCTCAGAACAGGCAGGCCATCCCGTATTCGAGGATATTGATTTTATTGAAATCATGATTCCAGGCGACATGACCAACATCATTGTGCGCCCAGCGACAGAGCGCGACAAAGCCAACTATGCAACCCTATACAATCAATATAAACAGGGCTTGGAGCCATCAGCAGAAGGCACCCCAGTAGAGGCATGGGCAAGATTGACCAGAGCGCAGGCCGCCAACTATAAAGCGCTGAACTTCCAGACGGTAGAGCAGATTGCCAGCATGAACGATAATGTACTGACCAAGGTCGGTATGGGGGCGCAGGCGGATAGAACAGCCGCTAAAGCTTACTTAGCGCAAGCTTCTGACACCGCACTTTCACAGAAACAAGCGTTAATCATTGAACGCCAAGACAATGACATTGCTGAATTGAAGCGTCAAGTGGCAGAGCTGGCGGCATTGGCATCAGACAAAAAAGACAACACATTGCACGTAAAGGCTAAATAAATGACCTGTTTAAGTATCATACAATCTGTTTCACAGGAGCTAGGGATAACTATCCCCAATGCGGCAGTGACTTCTGCCGACCCGCAAGTATTGCAGATGGTATCTTTACTTAACAAAGAAGGGGTAGCGCTTGCCGCAAGGCCATCAGAAGGCTGGCAAGCGTTGCAAATGGAAGCGACCTTTACCACGGTAGCAGCAGAGATACAAACCTCTGTAGAAGCTGTAGCGCCTAATTATAAATATATCATTAACAATACCATCTGGAATCGCGCACAACGCAGGCCTGTATTTGGCCCACTCACACCGCAACAATGGCAGGCGCAGAAAGGCTGGTTCACGACTGGCCCTTATTCACAGTATCGCATTGTTAATGGCAATATCGAGTTTATACCAGAGCCTGCTGCTGGTGAAGCGTGTGCGTTTGAATACGCCACTAAAGCATGGGTAACCGATGGTTCTACCACATTCACCAGCTTTACGACAGATATGCAGTACAGTCTTCTAGATGAAGAACTGTTAAAGCTTGGGCTTATCTACCGCTGGAAGCAAGTTAAGGGGCTGGATTATTCCGAGAATAAAGTCGAGTATGAAGACAGGGTGAATCAGGCGATTGCCAGAGACACGCCTAAAACCATTCTGAATATGTCGGTCAATCCTTACCGCCTGCCATATCTATACGTACAGGATGGTTCATATCCTGCTGGATAAGTAGTATAATAAACAAAGCCGCACAAGGTATTTCAGACCTAGGCGGCTTCTAATCAATCAACTAGAAAGGTAGTTAAATGACTAAGCAAATATTAACACAAGAAGAGTTAAAAGAATATCTAAGCTATAACCCTATGGATGGTGTATTTACATGGCTTAAGCATAACAATCGTAAGGACCTGATAGGCAAGAAGGCCGGAACATACAAAGTGAGTTACATTCATATATGGGTAAATTCAAAATCATATATGGCCCACCGTTTAGCATGGTTGTACATGACAGGTGAATTTCCAGATAGCAACTTAGACCATAAAGACTGTAATGGTCATAACAATAAATGGGAAAACATCAGAAAAGCGACAGACACCCAGAATTGTTACAACAGAACAAAAATGAAAAGCAATACAAGCGGCTATAAGGGTGTGTACTTTGTAAGAGAAAACAAGTACAGAGCCTTATCATCAATTAATAGCGTAAGACATCATCTTGGATATTTCAAAACTGCTCAAGAAGCGGCTGAAGTATATAGAAAATTTGCTAAAGAACATCATGGGGAGTTTTACCGAGAATGAATAAATTAAACAAAAAGCTCACTTTGGTGGGCTTTTTTATTGGCAATTATCCTGCACCATGAGAAATCCGACTGTAAAAAGAAGAATCTCCAAGACATATTCTATCCCAGCACCTACACGCGGGTGGAATACGCTTGATTCAATCGCGCTGATGGATGAGAAGTATGCGGTTATTCTGCAAAACTACATTCCGACCTCATCCAGCGTGGCTTTAAGAAAAGGTTCAAGCTCATGGGCGACAGGCATCAGTGGCACGGTAGAGACGCTTGCGGCTTACAATGGCGTAACAAGTTCTAAGCTGTTTGCTTCTGCTGGCGCTAATACCTATAACGTCACGGCGTCCGGTGCAGTAGGTGCAGCGGTATTTACTGGCAAGACCAATGCCAGATGGCAGCATGTCAATTTTGCCACGACTGGCGGTCAGTTTATGTACATGGTCAATGGTGCGGATAGCCCGATGCTGTATGACGGTACGACATGGACAGTTATTACCGGGGTCTCGGTTCCGGCAATTACCGGAGTCACAACCTCGACCTTAATCAATGTTTCAGTATTTAAAAATAGGCTATGGTTTATAGAGGCCAACAGTTTAAAAGCATGGTATTTGTCGGCTTCGGCAATTGCTGGCGCGGCTAATTCTTTCGACCTGTCCGGCGTGTTTCCTAAAGGCGGCTTTCTTGTAGCTATGGGTGATTGGACATTAGACAGCGGCGAGGGGGTAGACGATTTAGCGGTGTTTATCAGTAGTGAGGGTGAGGTCGCGGTGTATAAAGGCACAGACCCAGCCACAGCTGCGACATGGGCATTAGTCGGGATTTATCAGGTAGGCTCACCGATAGGCCGCAGATGTATGGCAAAGTTCGGCTCAGACTTGTTGATTATTAACCAAGACGGCCTGCAGTTAATGTCCGCCGCCTTAAGTTCTTCACGTGCGTATGCCCAGCAAAGCGTAACCGATAAGATACAGCCGACTATTAGCCAGATGGTGAACACCTACAGCACAAATTTTGGCTGGCAGATAACTTTGCACCCAAAAGAGGATTGTATATTTCTCAATGTGCCGATTACCGGAAACAGTGAACAGTATTTGATGAACACTAGAACCACAGGCTGGTGCAACTTTACCGGATGGAATGCAAGCTGTTTCGAGACGATGGATGATGAGTTATATTTCGGTGTTTCCGGCGGGGTGATGAAAGCCTTTAGCGGCACATCTGATAATGGCAATCCGATTGCTGGAGAGGCATTACAGGCGTTCTCCTATATGGGAACCAGTAATCTTAAGTATTTTGAGATGGCACGTCCAATCGTGGCAGTTGACACCTCAAGCATCGGTATATTATTGGGGTTGAACGTAGACTTTGACACCTCAGCGCCAGTTGGTACGCCGACATTTTCTTCATCCACGGTAGCGACATGGGATGCTGCATTGTGGGATATCGGTGTATGGGGTGGCAATCTCACCATACGCAAGGACTGGCAGACGGTTGGCGGCGTTGGATTGACTGGCGCACTGCACATGAAAACCCAATCCTCTACCGCCAATATGCAATGGGCTTCAACCGACTATATTTACCAGCTTGGCTCCGGCTTCGTTTAATGCTGACCAATGATAAAGAGGTCGCGTTGTGGGTGATGCAGCCCATCGGACGCTGGAATGCCTCCATGACGGCTATTGGTGAGATAAAGGACGGTAAATTAATCGCAGGAATCGCGTTTGAGTCACAGAATAAACAAGCTATGTGGGGGCATCAAAGGATAGATTCGCCACCAAGTAAGCAATTCTGGATGACAGCAGCAGATTTTATCTACAACCAAGCCGGATGTAAGCGATTCAGCGCAGTGGTAGACGTAAATAATGAAAAAGCAATCGCACTAAATAAACATATAGGCTTTGTGATTGAGGCAACCCTCAAGGACGCAGGCGACACCGGAGACGTGCACATTATGACATTGTGGCGTGAACACTGTAGATTCTTGAACTGGATTAAAAAATGAGATATGACCACTTAACCCTATTGCCTTCTCGTTCTTTCAATGCATTAGGTAAGCATATGACCTACGAAGGCGGAAAGGGTGATTCGCCGGATGTGCCGGATTTAGCTGCTGCCGCGAAAGCTACGGCAGCTGGTAACTTAGAAGCCGCGAAAGTCGCAGCAGCAGCTAATCGGGTTAATCAAATAACCCCATATGGAAACCTGACGTATAGCAAGAACCCCAATGGCGCTACTTTTGATGAAGCTGGATATAACGCAGCTTTAGCTGCATATCAAAAAAATCTATCATCACCAGCCCCTGCTGGCGGCGGCTCCGTTCTTGATAAAATTTTGGCTTCTGGTAAGCCACAAAGCAATCAAAATATCGTAGCTCCAACCAGAGAGCAGTTTATGACCGGCGGTTCCCCTTATGACAGTTACACCGCAACCCAAACGCTCAGTCCTGCCGAACAGCAAAAACTAGAGAAAAACAATGCGCTAGAACTTGGCTTACTT